CCACCCGCATGTCAACCCCTTATTGTAGCTCTTTCCAAACTACACCTATGACATGCATCGGATTCAAAAAGATCACTGACCCATCATCCAACTCTATCATAACCCCATTGCTCAGACTAAAGTCCCATTCCTTCACGTTGTCATACGCAATGTTCCCCTGCTCCGATACACTCGGAAGCAATAGTACCTCTAACCTATGTGACTTACCCATCACCATTTCTCCCCGAATACCTTGCGGAACACCTCGTCCAAAATCTCCTCCATCTCACGCTCCGACATCTTCCATCTCCTCCTCATCTTCTGGTGTCCAAGTGGTGTCGCTGCCGTCGATGTACTCGCCCTCGAACATGCCGCCCTCATCCTGATAAGTAGCATGAACCTCAACACCCAACTCGTGCAGCTTGTCCCACACTGGAACAGGCGGACCCCAAGCAGTCCAACAACGAAACTCAAACCACGACTTGGTGTCGGCATCGAACAAGAAACGACCTTGATCGTTCGCAATCTCCTCGTCGATCTCAACCTCACACACATCCCACTTGGTTCCCCAATTGTTGACGCGCCAGTCATACCAACCCTCAACATCGAACCCCTGCCATTTGGTCTTCGGTGCTTGCCACTGCTCGAACGGCATCGGACAAACCAACTGACAAAACTGTGGGTTCTTGGCTCGACCCCCACGGTGGGGATCGTAACCGTTCTCAGTCAATCCATCGTAAAGCATGGACACCAAGTAATGTGGCCCCTCGATGCGGACCTGCTGATAACAATGATTAGGCATTCTCTTTCCTCCTGATTAAAATCTCTCTCACATCACAATCGTAAGTGATCACAACCTCATCGCCAACACGCAACTTGCTGTTCACAATCTCCGCACCAACGATGTCAACTATCGGGCGGTCACCCTTCCCCGATACCTTGCGCTTGCCAGTGCCCTCTTCATTCTGCACCAACAACATGCCACCATCACGCAGCGGTAATTGAATTACGTTAAACCGAACGCCGCGCTCGTAACCCGCTTCGACCAACCGCTTGCCCTCCAACCAAATGCGAGGGCGACCACGGTTCGCTCGGATCGTATACTCTTGTAATAAAATCATGCCAAGCACCCCCACTGCATAGCCATCGCATCAGCAATGCCCTTGTAAAATTTAGACCGCAGCTTCCAACGATCCGCGCTCGGCGGTAACTTGTGACACTCATCACGCGCCGTCGATCCATCAAGATTGCCAGTGCGGTTCAGCTTCGGTAGGTTCTTGAGCCACAAACATGTGCGCTTCTTTACATTGTCGCCACTGTCCTCAGACTTGGCAAACTCCCAAGGCTGTATGCTCTGGGCAAAGGGAACATAGTTCCTGATCCGAGCTTTCGCATGCTTGTGCATGACAGGGTTCTCAACAGCAACCATCGAGATATGTGGCACGTTCCAAACAGCAGAGAATAACTCCGCGCCCTCGTCCAACTCACGCCACATCTCCTCGAGCGTACGGTTCGGGGGCGGCGACGATAACCAACGCACACCAGAATTGCACAACCTCGTGCATGGTGGATGTGCCACCATCAATAGATCCCAATCATCCTGCATCACGTTCCGAATGTCGTCCTGAATGTGACGGTTGGTCGGCGTGTCCGAGGGTAACAGATCACAGGACCACGCATCATGGCCCCTCTCCAAAAATGCATCGCGCACAATGCCCGATGTCTCGCAACCAATAAGTACCTTCATGAGTTTAGCTCCTTCTAATATAAAACACTTGTGGTGTGGTTGTGAGAATGGCACAACAAACACGGCAAGTCAAGCCCGTTACTGATTTACATATAGAACGCTACCAGAGATTTTTATTTTTTTCATCTCCAACAGGGCAAATTTCTGTAAACAACGTAAACAGGTAGATTTGAAGAGGGAAAAAGCTAATGGTATCAAGGGTCTAGTACCTCGGTCCTTGTTTACACCGATTAAAAATTAAGCGTAAACAGTTTACAAAATACCGTAAACAATTGCAGTGTCCTTTCATTTGACAACTCAGCCCATGACAAAAAAAGGGCAAAGTGTTTACACTTTATCTCTGGGAACATCCTATATAGAAATCTTGGCAACAGGAATTACTTGTACTATGGTTGTGGAAAATCGGAGACAGGCATGGGTTCGGTACAGAAAAAGATTGAAGAAGAACATGGTCGCCAACTGACCAATCGGCAAATGACTTTTGCTAAACACATTGTGGAAGGGATCTACTCCAACGCAGAGTGTGCAAGAAAGTCTGGGTACAAAGAGGATCTCGCAAAAGAACACGCGTCACGTTTGTTGAATGGTCGAGACTATCCACATGTCGTGGAATACATCCAAGAGTTACGACAGGAACGTGAACGCAAGTATGGTGTGACAACCATCGGGCAGCTTGAGCGTCTGTTTAAATTATCTCTGGGTGCAGAAGAGGCAGGGCAATTCTCTGCCGCAATCAACGCAGAAAAGATACGCTCTGCTCTTGGTGGTCTGACCATCGACAGGCGTGAAACAATAAACACTATTGATCAACTCTCGAGGGATGAAATAACAGCCCGACTTGCAATGTTACAGAAACAATATCCGCAAGCCTTCGTGATCGATGGCACAGCGGAGGATATAACAGATGAGCAAGGGACCAGAGGCCAACTTTTGGAACACGTTGAGGTCGAACCTACCCAAGAAAGCATTCGCAACTCGGATTGAAAACGTACATGGGGGCGGTGTTCCTGATGTACATATTGTCTGGGATGGCTTGCCCTTTTGGTTCGAATTGAAAACAACCAAAGGCAACGCGGTAAAAGTCTCATCTCATCAAGCGGCGTGGCATATGGCCTATTACGCCCGAGGTGGTCTTAGTTTCTTCTTGGTAAAGAGCCTCTCTACGAAGGATCTATATTTGTTTGGGGGGGATCAGGGGCCAAGTCTCATCTTCGGGGGCATCAAAGGTGCGGAGGGCCAACGGTTCTCGAACCCTGCGGCCTTGTTCGAAAGTCTGCGGCCTCGTTTGCTTGATCAAATGTCTGCGTCTCTGCGACCCTGCGACCCTGCGGTCCTGTAGTATTGTGTGCCTGTGCCGATGGCACAGAAAAAGGGGGCCGTGGCCCCCTGGTCTTTATGACATCAGTATTTCTTTTACTTCGGTGCCCGTCAATCCGACCATACCCGCCAAGGTTAGGATTGTTAGGTTAGGATTCTGGTCGTAGTAGTCTCGGATCTCTTGATCCGTCCATTGCCAGGCGGGTTTTGGTGTGGCAACTACACCGTCTCCGATGTAGATGCCTGTGTTCCAGTCTGGTTTTACTTGCGGTGTCTTTGCCATTTTTAATGCTCCACGATTGCGATTGATTTTGCTAGGCTGGATCCCTTGCAAAGTTTACATGCTGTGCACTGGACGCGGCGACCCGCCTCTTTTGACGCGGGACATAGTGCCTCGTTTGTTTTGTCGATGTCGCCAAGATCCACGATCACGCGAAAGGTGCGACGGCCCTCGGCCCAATGGGCCTTTGCTTCGTCGTATGAATCCGCGCTTTGCATTGCGATATCTGGACGCCATGGTTTCTGGTGTGTGTACGCTGTCCAAGTTTCACATTCTGCTAGTAATTCGTCCCAAACGTGAGACGGCACGGCGGCGGGGTCGCCGTACGTCCCGACGCGCACGAACCTATCGCGGCCCATGGTGCGCGGGTCGCCCTCTTTATAAACGCCGCGCTTGTATGATTTGAAAACAATTAAAACGCCTTGGCCTAAGTTAACGTAACACTTGCGGCCCTTGGCAATCTTGCGCTTTGGATCCGTCGTCACTTCGCCGCGCATGGGGCACGATCCACATATTGAAAAGTCTTGGCCCGTTTTGCTGGCCTCGAGCGGGTTAATATCTGAGCGCAAGATATAAGTTTGCACGACCTTTCCCGTTTTGGTGTTGCGGTTTGAATACGTCGCGATGACGACAATTGGCTTTCCATCCAAGAGGCTTGGCCCATTGTAGATGATTGCATGTTGCATTTTGTTTCCTCTTTCTAGTTAACAATTTGATATTAGCAGAGCACAAGTAAACCACAAGTAAAAAGTTTTCTTTATATCTCTGCGACCTTGCGGCCCTGTCTGCGTCTCTGCGACCCTGCGGCCTTGCCGCCCTGGTCTTTATTATGCTTTCGCATATGTGAAAGGGGGCCTTGCGCCCCCCTGGTTTACCATTCTTTAAAATAATCCTGGTCTTCGTATGCTTTGAGATAGGCTTCGATCTGCGCCCTGGTCATGTTATCTTTCTCGACCCGCTTGCCGTTGTAAGTTCCGTCGGGCCAGTAGTGTGGATCGATTGCTCTGCCGTAGTATGCATCGGCCCCGCCTCGATCTTCTGGTGATCCATGTATCATAATAAAAATCGGGGGCCGTAGCCCCCGCCTCCTTAATCCATAAGTTCGTAGTTGATTGAAGACTGCACATCCTCGAGGATCTGGCGGCGAACTGTTTCCAGCTTGCTGCGGATCGAACTATCTTCTGGCAGTTCGCGGATGACTGAACCAAGTTCACCAAGATCCAAGCGGATCTCTGCTTCAAGACGGGTGTGTGTAATATAACCTTTTTTCATAAGGTTGCTCCTTCTGGTTTAAGATAGGCCCGATTGCCTATGACCCATGGTTGCACAGATCCAACAACCAGTCAACAACTAAATCGC